GGTGGTAATGTAGATCCAATTACATTAAATATGACTGATGATGAACTGTTTAGTAATGTCATCAATAGTGTTACTGACCTTTGTAAAACATTTGAGAGTGAGATAGTGTTAGATTATGTTGGAGTTGTTAGGTGGCCTATTGGAACATTCATGAAACCTCATGTTGATGACAATAATGTTCACAAACCAGATGTATTTGCAGCAATGCTTTATTTGAATGATGACTTTGAGGGTGGATCTACCATGTTTGAAGACATTGAAGTTAAGCCAGAGAGTGGTAAATTAGTTATTTTTTCCAATTCACAACATCTTCACTATGTGAGCAAGGTTGACAGGAGTGAGAGGTTTGTGCTATCGTTCTGGTACAGTAGACCATAACTCTATAAATATCAAATAATATTTAATTATGTCTGAAAATCATGTAACTTATCGTGGGTCTATGAAAGACACCAACATCATTCAACTTCCTGTTGAATGGAAAGGTAAAGTTGACTTAGAAACTATCTCTGTGAATTTAACACCTATAGCATCCTATCAAGAACTATATGTTGAAAAGATAGAATGGGGTGAAAGAGTAGTAGTCAAGTCTGCTTCAGCATCACAAATTAACTGTTACTATACAATTAATGCCACTCTACTATGAATTCTGAGGATCTGCATGTAAAAAGTGAATATGATGAGTATCTAACCAGAGTTGTTATAGATACTTGTGCTCGTACTTTTTATATGTACTC